CCGCTCCGGGCATCGTGGCGCGGCGGGGGCCGGGATCGGTCGCGGTCGGTCGGGAACGGTCGGGATCGGTCCAAGAGGTCCGATAACTCGGGAGGGTCCGATAACTCGCGGCCTCGCGCGCGCGCGTGCGCGTGCGCGTGCGCGTGCGTGCGCGTGCGTGCGTGCGCGCGGGCGCGTGCGCGCGGGCGCGTGCGCGCGACCCTAGTCGTGCTGCCCACGCTAGTCGCGCTGACGGTAGACGGTAAACTTAAAAACTTTCAAAGTTTGTTATAGATGGTTCAGGCAGGATGTTTATAATCTTCTATAGGTATATCTAAAGAGGATAACTAAATAAGGAAGATGTAGGGGTACATCATCCTAAGTAATCCTCAGGCTTACCCCCAAGCCAACCTTAGGAGAACCTGTGAAGGAAACTGACCTTGAGGCCGAGATGACCGAACTCGGCATCGCGCGGTATCGTTCCCGTCTGGCCAAGAATCGCTCAGCCAAACTGGAGACCTGTTCCACGGCAGGGCAGCGCGTGCTGGAGCGGGCAGTCCACGAACTGACCAATGGTCTGGATGCGTGGGTTGCCACGGCCTCAACCCAACCCGGCAGGATGCACCGGGTCCTTCCGTTGATGACCCTAGTCCCGCTGCCCATTGTCTCCATGCTGACTTGTAGATGCGTGATAGATGGCATTGCCGCTTCACGGACGATCAACTCGCTTGCTGCACAAGTTGGACGATTGGTCGAGGATGAGTATCGATTCCGAAAGATCCGAAAGGACAACCCATCGTGGTGGTCCAAGATGACCAAGTTGGTTGCCAGACAGTCTGGTGACCTGAGCAAGACTCGGTTCATCAAGAAGTCTGCTAAGTTGCATAGCATGAGCCTGCCCTCGTGGTCCACGAAGGATCGCGTTGCGTTGGGTCTGGTGTGCATCGAACTAATGAAGCAGCACACCGGCGTGATCGAGATCGTTAACCGGACCAATGTCCTCGGCAAGGATGTGACGCTGGTTCGGGGAACTGACGAGTTCATTGCGTGGCTTGAGAAATCCCACGGTGCAGCCGAGTTCATGCAACCGGTGTACATCCCGATGGTCGTGAAGCCCGTGCCTTGGGATTCGGTCTGGAACGGTGGCTACCTCGGGACATCGTTCGGCCGCCGTCCACTAGTCAAGGTGACGAACAAGCGTTACCTCCAGACCCTGGACTCTGGTGACCTGAGCACCGTGTTCGCAGCAGTAAACCGCATTCAGGATACCCGTTGGCAAGTGAACGGGAATGTTCTCGATGTCCTCAAGAACGCTTGGGAAAACGGCCTGAGTATCGGAGACCTGCCCGGGCGCAACTCCATGCCCATCCCGGCCAAGCCCGTTGACATCGATACGAACGAAGAGGCCCGCAGACAGTGGCGGAAGTCGGCAGCCCGTGCCCACTTCGACAACGACTGCCTGCGCAGCAAGCGCATCGCAGTTGGAAAGACTCTGTGGCTGGCGGACAAGTACGGACAGACGCCAATGCACTTCCCGCAGGAACTGGACTTCCGCGGCCGTGTCTACCCGAAGCCCGTGTTCCTGAACAATCAGGGTTCCGATTGGCAACGGTCGCTGCTCAAGTTCGCCGACGGAAAGCCGGTCGATGACGATGGCATGATGTGGCTGATGATCCACGGTGCCAACATGTGGGGACTGGACAAGGTTGCCTACAACAAGCGAATCGACTTCATCGAACAGAATCTCAAGGCGATCCTCGCTGTTGGCAAGGACCCGCTTTCGGACAACTTCTGGACCAACGCTGACAAGCCTTGGGCATTCTTGGCGTTCTGTGTGGAACTGGCCGCTATTCACGCTGATCGTTCATATGCATCCGGCCTGCCCGTCCATGTGGATGGCAGCAACAACGGCCTGCAAATCTTCTCGCTCCTGCTCAAGGACCCGCTCGGCGCTACCGCCACGAACTGCGTTCCGCTCGACAATCCCGAGGACATCTACCAGCGCGTGGCAGACTTGGTGAACATGAAGTTGGCCGCCAGCGATCGTCCCGAGGATCGCGTGTGGCTTGACTTCGGGATCGATCGCAAGACCACCAAGCGCGTGGTCATGTGCCTGCCTTACGGGCTCACCGAGTACAGCAGCCGCGAGTATGTGCGCGACTGGTATCTCGACAAGGCCCGGTCTACCGGCAAGCGTGCCTTTGAAGTCGAGGCCGTGTTCAACGAGGTGGGCATCCTGACGAAGTACATTTGGGAATCCATCCGAGAGATCGTGGTGTCAGCGGTCGGTTGCATGGACTGGCTCAAGGCCTGTGCGCGCATCCATGTGGAATGCGGACAGCCAATCCGTTGGACCAGCCCGTCTGGCTTCTTGGTCGAACAGGGATACAAGAAGATGAATCGCGTGGTGGTCAAGACGAGCATCGGTTCTGTGCTGCGCCAGCACCGCATTCTCGTGGACGGAGAGCACCTTTCCATGTCGCGCAATGTGAACGCGATCAGTCCCAATGTGGTGCATTCGATCGACGCATCGGTTCTGATGGAATCCGTGGTTCGCGCTGGTATCCGAGATGTCAACTCCTTCTCCTGCATCCACGATTCGTTCGGGACCGTTGCGGCTGACATGGGCAAAATGGCATACGCAATCCGCGAAGTTTCTGTGGAAATCTTCTCGCAGCCAATCCTGAAGACGCTACAATCCGAAATGCAGGCTTACCTGCCGAAGGGTGTAGACCTCCCTTCGCCACCCGTGGCCGGAACGCTGGACATCAACCAGTTGCTGAAGGCCGAATACTTCTTCGCTTGACACTAGGAGAAATCATGAACAGCAAGAATCCGACGATCACCACGCCTCAGGGCACAGCCATCTTCCCCAAGTTGAACGAGCCCGACAAGAAGTTCAACCCGGAAGGCGTGTACAGCGTCACCCTGCGGCTGCCCGACAGCGAGGCCAAGCCGCTCATTGCAAGCCTGACCAAGATGCACGATTCGTTCTACAACGAGGAGTGCAAGAAGTTGGGCAAGAAGGCCCTGAAGAAGGGTTCCTTCCCGTGGAAGGTCGCCACCAATTGGGACAAGGAAACCGAGTCCCGCGTTGATGTCCCCGGCTTCACCGACTTCAACTTCAAGTTGAAGGCCAAGGTCACGACCAAGACCGGCAAGTCGTGGGAGCAGCGCCCGTCCCTGTTTGATTCGCGGCTCCAGCCTCTCCCGCCCGACAGTGATCCGGTGGGTGGTGGTAGCATCGTCCGTGTGAACGCCGAGGTGTTCCCGTGGTATACGCCCTCGCTCGGCTTCGGCATCAGCCTCCGTCCCCGTGGCGTTCAGGTTCTTGAACTCAAGACCTATGGCCCCAAGGACGCGACATCGTTTGGTTTTGCTGAGGAGAACGGTTACACCTTCACCGCCTCCACGAGCAACGATGCCGCCAAGGCGTTTGTCTCCGACTCTGACGAAGAGTCCTCGGACTTCTGATCCCTGTGGCGAAGCAGGGCCCAAAATCCTCGGACAGTTCCGCACTGATTTCGATCAATGCCGAACCATGTCCGTGTCCCCGCCCGCGGGTGGGCAGGTGGGGCGCGTATTACCCGGCGAAGTACAGCAAGTGGAAGGCATCCTTCTCTTCCGTACTTCGCCGGGTAGTCGAGGAAGAAGGCATCGAGAAGTTCACGGGACCGATCGAGGTCCGCATCGTCGTATCGGCCACCCGCCCGAAGACGAGCAAGTTGAGCCATCCGCGTCCTGATGTAGACAACTACGCCAAGTCTGTTCTCGACGCGAGTAACAAAATCCTGTGGGATGATGATTCGCAAATCACCCACCTATTTATCTCCAAACTCTGGACACCCACCAAATGTCCTCCGCAGATAATCATCTATGTGACACCGGCGAAACCGCCTTTGTCAGACACGAAGCCTGCCCGTCCTGTAAGTCGAAAGACAACCTAGGCCGCTGGTCTGATGGCCACGGTTACTGTTTCGGATGCGGGCACTATGAGCCCGGGTCCGATTCTCCTATTGAACCCACCACCAAGGGAACACGGATGTCATCCTTGATCGATACCAGTTACTCCCCGCTCCCGAAGCGGATGCTCAACGAAGAAACCTGCCACCTGTTCAAGTACGGGATCTCCACCTACAACGGACGCCCCGTTCAGGTCGCTACCTACTGTGACGAGAGCGGTACCCCCGTTGCTCAGAAACTCCGCTTCCCCAACAAGGACTTCATGATCCTCGGGGAAGCCAAGAAGATGTCCCTGTACGGTCGCAACCTGTGGCGTACCGGGGGCAAGATGGTCGTGGTCACCGAGGGCGAGATCGATTGCCTCAGCATCAGCCAGTTGCAGAACAACAAGTGGCCTGTGGTCTCCGTTCCCAACGGTGCTCACAATGCGGCCAAGGCATTCCGTGAGAATCTGGAATGGCTGGAATCCTACGAGACCGTTGTCATCATGTTCGACAACGACGAGGCTGGCCGAGCCGCAGCGCAGGAGTGCGCCCTGCTCCTCAGCCCCGGCAAGGCCAAGGTGTCCACCCTGCCGCTCAAGGACCCGAATGAGATGCTGGTTGCTGGCCGTGGCAAGGAAGCCATCGATGCCATTTGGAACGCCAAGATGTTCCGACCGGACGGGATCATTCCCGGCACGGAGATGTGGGAAACCATTGTCAACAGCCCAGCGGTGTCCAGCATCGCCTACCCTTGGGGTGGCCTGAACACCATGACACTTGGGCTCCGCCAGCGAGAGTTGGTCACGCTGTGCTCGGGCTCCGGCATCGGCAAGTCCAGCGTTTGCCGCGAACTTGCCCACTGGCTCATCAGCCAAGGTCAGACGATCGGATACATCGCTCTTGAGGAATCAACTAGGCGCACCGCGCTTGGCCTCATGGGCATTGCAATGAATCGGCCGCTCCATATCGAGATGGCCACGGCGGAAGGAAAGGTGCCCGATGAATCAGAACTCCGAGCCGCATATGAGTCCACGGTGGGAAGCGGCCGTGTTTACCTGTACGATCACTTTGGTTCTCTTGATTCGCAGAATCTGCTCAGCCGCATCCGCTACATGGTCCGCGGTTTGGGGTGTGGTTGGATCTTCTTGGACCACCTGTCGATCGTGGTTAGCGGATTGGGTGAGGGGGACGAGCGTAGGCTGATCGACAACACGATGACCGCCATGCGGTCTCTCGTGGAGGAACTTGGTTGCGGGATGGTTCTCGTATCGCACCTGAAGCGTCCCGATGGTAAGGGCCACGAGGAGGGAGCGCAGACCAGCCTCGCCCAACTCCGAGGCTCCGCCGCAATCGGACAACTGTCTGACCTTGTGATCGGTCTGGAACGAAACCAGCAGGACGCGAAGAACAAGGACCTGACTTGTGTCCGTGTTCTGAAAAATCGATTCACTGGCGAGACGGGACTGGCAACGGCCTTGCAATACGACCGAGGAACTGGTAGGCTCCTTGAGGCTTCGCTGCCTGACCCCGCGTCAATGTTTGACACAGACAGCGACTTCTGATAAGGTACCACCCATGCAGACTTTCCTACCCCTCCCGTCTTTCGAACTGTCCGCACTTGCTCTCGACAAGCAACGGCTTGGCAAGCAGCGCGTAGAGGCGTACCAAATTCTTCGCGCACTCAATGGCCAGTCCAAGGGGTGGGTCAACCATCCAGCCACCAAGATGTGGCGCGGCTATGAGCCCGCACTTCGCCAATACCTCCGCGCCATGATCCTTGAGTGGATTGCCCGTGGATACAAGAACACCATGGATATTCCTAAGTATGATCCCGGCGTTCCCATGCCCCCATGGTTTGGAGACGATCGACTGCACTCCAGTCACCGGGCTAACCTCAAGCGCAAGAGTTTCAACGAATACGGACACTATGGAGAAGACCCGTCCACTCCATACTTCTGGCCTTCCGAACACAAGGAATACAGCAATGCCCTCTCGGTGTGAACTAGAAGATGCGTATGGATATGTGTGTGACTGCACTAGACACGACCCAATTGAAAGCCTTTGTGGCTGGTGCAGACGGCATCGTGAAGATCAAATCGCAGAACAAGAAGCAGAGGAACTTGAGATGAACACAATCGATGAATTGAACGACCGTACT